ACTTTGTCCTTGCGAATGTTATCAATCGCACTAACCATTTGCTCACAATCTCTGTCAGCAACTAACTCATCTTTCTTGAGTATTCTTGAACGATAAACTTCAACCTTTGGTGGTAGGATATATCCCGCCCTGACAAGTGTTGGTGCAGGGATTTGACATATCACACGACCATATACCTCTCTGTCGTTCATACCCGCCTTGAAGACCGTCTTACTGTGCTTTGGTGTTGCTGTGAAGTAGTAGCAACGATGTGCATAGTTCGCAAAGTATTCAACAGCAGGGAAGAAGTTTCTCTGTACTGAATTGTGTGCTTCATCAAAGTAAATTGTATCAACATTGATACCACTCTCTTGTATTCTGTGAAGTGAATGATATGTTGTAAATATAATCTTACGACTGTTGCAACTCTCAACAAATCCCTGTATCTCAAGTGGATTGGTGCTACTGAATGTACCGTCAATCTTACCGCTATGAACGTGCATTACAGGTACATAGTATTCTTTCTCAATTATCTCCATAAACTCTCTACCTAACTGCTCTGCAAGAAGTATTCTTGGAGCAACTACAACCATAGTCTTCCAACCATTCTCTCTAAATTCACGCAAGACATCGTATATCATACACATTGTCTTACCACCACCAGTAGGCACAATGACTTGTCCTAAATCATTATCCGCCATTGCCTGTAGTGCTTTTTCTTGATGTGGTCTTAACTGCATAGGTAATTTATTGATATTATTAGTATAGCAACTCCGTCAATGGATTGAAGGTATCTTGTGTCACTTCATCAACTGTCTGTAATCTTTTCTCTGCTACGGTGTAGTAATCATTATCTCTCTCAATACCAATAAATTCTCTATCAGTATTCATACAGGCAATACCAGTAGTTCCCGATCCCATACAAGGATCAAGAATTGTATCTCCACAATTTGAGTAGGTTCTTACCAAATATTCATATAATGCTATTGGTTTTTGTGTTGGATGCAGTTTACCTTCATCCTCTGCGGTCTTGAAATATAACACACTTCTTGGGTATCTTGTACCTTCGGTATTTTTAACATGAACTGCTTTTGTTTGTTTACCATATTGAACTGCATCACGAACTGCTTTACCTTTATCATATGGTTTTCCTACCGTCATCTGTGGATTATATGTTGGTTGTTTCTTATAAAATACAACTATATCCTCATGTGATCTCATAGGTTGTTTTTTTGCATTAAGATAACCAGTTGACTTTGATTTTTCCCATACTAAACAATACTTGAAATCTCTGTAATTAGTTGATATTAATACAGATGTAAATGGTTGTGCTGCTGTGCTTACAATTGCACAATTTGGTTTGCATATAATATCAACATAATACCAGAATTTATCATAATCAATAATCTTATCCCACTCATTACGTTTTTTGTTTAGTGTTCCATATGGAAAATCTGTTAATAATAAATCAATACTTTGTGGTTCAATGCTAGAAAACACATTAAACATATCATCATTATATAATTTCATTTGTTTCATTATTTGTTTTTATTATAGCATCTTACAGCACTTGTTCAAGTGGTGATGTGACAGCTTGTATTCTGTCCTGTATGATTTTACAATACTCTTCTGATAGTTCAACCCCCATTGAATTATATCCAAGTTCCTTCGCTGCAATTAGAGTTGTGCCTGACCCTGCAAATGGGTCAAATACAGTTCCCCCTTTGGGTGTGATAAGTTTGATAAGATACTTCATCAACTCTAGGTTCTTGACAGTTGGGTGATCGTTTTCAATCGTTCGATTATGTGTTCTCTCTTTGACTGAACTCTTTGTCGAATAGAAGAACCGACTCGCAGTTCCTTCATCACAATAGGTAGTATCACCAATGTAACCACCTCCACCAAAGACACCACCACCATATTGTCTGCCCTGATAATCCTCGACACCATAATTTCTCGACCATCCATTCCCACGCTCACCAAACTTTGCAAACTCATTCTCGACCTCATCACTTCCATCGTGTAATACATTCCCTGCCCATCGACCTGACTCTAATCTCGACTCTTCAATATTGATACCACCCACTCCATGTTCCTGACAGTTCTTTACGATTGTCTTCTCTGAAATAGGTTTCTGTGCCAACAGTATCGGTTCATAGCAGGGTTTCAATCCAGTTCCCCATCCTTCCCACTTCGGGTCTTTCTTTCCGATGTTCTGACTCTTCGGCATACCTTGACCATATAACCACATCAAGACATCTTTAATTCGTAGTCCAGAATCCTCAACCGCACAAGTGAGTCGATGAAAGGTCTTTGATGCTCCAAAGATAAGCAAGTGTCCACCTGGTTTGAGTGTCTTTGCAATCGACTCCCAAGTTTGACTCTTAAATGCCACACAATTCTGATAAGTATCCCAACTGTTACCAAGATACTCAATACCGTAAGGTGGGTCTGTGACTATCGAATCATACTGTTCTTTACAATTATCTGAATATCTTACGCAATCGTCTTGTATATACTTGCAATCGACCATTCATACCTCATACTTTCTCCTCATTATAGCATAAAATCCCTCCTTTTGCAAGTCGGGTCTTAAAATTTATTATAGCCTCTCGAACAACCATACCAAAGGTATGTATAGTTTTTCATAATTCAACCCGCACTTTTAAGATTAAAAGATAATATAACTCTTTTTTTATTTGTTTTAGATGGTAACACATAATGAGTAATAGTTGATGGGAAAAATATAATTTGTCCTTCATCTACATCTGGGACAAATTCAATTTTATCACCATGAGGATCAGAGAATGGTGCAATGAAATTTGTTGGTTGATGCACTTGTTTATCAAATTTTATGTAAGTTACAGAACTATATCCAATAGCACCATGATCGTGAGGAGAATGAAATTGACTTCGATAATATTGTTGAAACCATGCGTCAGTAAGCATCAAATTTTTGTAATTAGATTCATTAGAAAATTTAATGATCTCATCTTTTAATATATCCACTACATCGTTTTTATAACGTCCATCGTTTCCATGATCCGTATATAAATTATCTGCTGTAATATCTGTATGTTTCTCAAATTTAATTGATGAGCATATTTTAAGTAATTGTTGTTTTTTAACATCCCAATTTTTTATTTTATATTGATAAAAAGGTATAGTAAACATTATTCTACTCCTAATCTCCAATTGTTTAAGTTATATTTTCTCCATTGTCCATATTCTTTTAGATTAGTTTTCTTATCATATGCCATGTTATAAAATTCATCATCAGGATTAAAAGGGAGAGATTTAGCATATTGCCAAAATGGTGTGTCATATTTTGATCCGTATTGATAGTGCCAAAGTATTACAGTTTCAATTCTTTTTATATTTTCAATGACTTTTTCATTGCAATATTCTAGTGTGCGATTACCAAACATAACGTCCCAAGCTTGCCTACAAATAAATTGATACAACCCTATTGATGTTGCTTCTAATGGTTCAATAAAACCATACATATTACCTTGTAAAAATGTTTTTTCTCCTTGAAAGAAATTTCTCGCTCTATAATTATCAAATGTCAGTTCATCTTTAATTTCATCTAAATTAAATCTAGATAAAAAATCTTCAGTTGCCTCTGATTTTGTCGTGATGTCACTATTATAGAGATAACCATATGATACACTATCTAAATTTGGGATAACAAATGTCCAACCATTAGGTGTTGCGACACATCTGGTGTATGTTAAATCATTATCTCGACCTGTTTTTTTAGATAGAAGAACACTGTTAAGTGGATTAATCAATTTTACATATTTACTAATATCTCGATCATGTCTTCCCCTACAATCGAATATAACATTTGCATCAATTTCATTTTCTGGATCGGTTATATTTTTTTCAATAACCTTAAATTGCTTCATGTCTAATACTTTTTGGCAAAATTTATGTGGCACTAAATGCATTGCAACATCGGGAACTATAAAATTATGAAAGATTTTCTCTTGCTTCTTTCCCCAACCTTCATATAAAATACCTGTCTTGAATGTTGCCCCAATTTGGTTATTATACCAATCAATGCCTAAAGTTGAGCATATTAATCTTGCAATTGGTAAAGTTGTGCCTTGACCAACTTTTTCTATAGGATGAGTGAGAGGACTATGATAAATTTCAATCTCAAAATTTTTTATTTGATCCTCTAACAAATACTTGTAGTAATGCAATGCAGTAATACAACCTGCATTACCTGCACCAACTATTGCTATTTTCATCTCTATATCATACCACAATAATCCATATTTGCCAACTTGACATTACTAACTATATAAGATATAATAAATCATCGTCTTTATATGTATGGAAAATAATAGGGTAACTGATTTTATTATAAGATATAAAAATATATTTTCAAGGAATGAGTGCAGAGAGATAATTGAATTAATTGATTTTTTTAGTGAAAATAGTTTGCTCTTCCCTCAAAAATTAAAAAATAGACCATTTCAAGATCAAGATGCGTCAAATGTAATGGTTGATAATGGTATGACTTTACCCACAGTGCATAAGGTTACATCTAAAGTTTATCCAAAAATACAACCCTGCATAGATAAATATCTCGAACAATTCCCTATTCTAGGTGCAAGATCATTTATTATACATGATTGTAAAGTAAAAAAAATAAATTGTGGTGGTGGATTTCACGCTTGGCATTATGAAAATGGTAATATTTCAGACGCAAGAAGAACATTTGTAATACAAACTTATCTTAATGATGATTTTGATGGTGGAGAAACAGAATTTTTATATCAAAATAAAAGAGAGAAAGCATGTGCTGGTGATGTTTTAATATTTCCCTGTCAATACACACATGTTCATAGAGGAAATCCCCCCATTGATGGTGATAAATATCTCCTCACATCTTGGGCATGGATAATGAATGAGGCACTATGAGCGAAACACTTAATGCAGATTTATATGTTGAACCCTTTCCATTAATGGTTGTACATGATTTTTACAATGAACAAGAGTTAGATTTAATTTGGAAAGAATTAGATTTTTACACTGCTCCTAATAAATTATTAACAGCTAAAAATTATGGGGGTGTTGTCGGATATACAAATGCAAAAGCAATAATGTTAGATCAATTATATAAAAATTATGAAGATGATGATGGCACTAATTTTAGAACAATATCAAATATTTTAACAATTAATCGTAAATTATTTGAGTGTGGTGTATTAGATACATTTTCTGAATTGCATGGATGTGTCAGTCACGCAAAAGAATCGAACTGGGATATAACTAAAGTCAGATATTATCATGATGGGGAGTACTATGATCCACATACAGATAGAAGTACAATGTTTCTTGCCTTCTCTTATTTCTTTAAAGAACCAAAAAAATTTGTTGGTGGTGATTTAGAATTTCCAAAGTATGACTTTAAGTTACCTTGCACTAATAATTCAATGGTAATATTTCCTGGTTGGGTTGAACACGGGGTTCGTAAAGTAAAAATAAAAGACTCTGATTATTATGATGGTTGGGGAAGATATGCTATTACATCGTTTTTTGGTTGTAGAGATAAAAAAAAGTGAAGGATATACCTAATTTTATTTCAATCTTTGATAATGCACTTAGTAAAAAAGAGTGTAAATTGATTATAAATGAATTTGAATCTAACAAGGATAGGCAAGTTGAGGGTAAGAGTGGTACATATTCGGTTCAACCTAAAGTAAAAAAATCTATTGATCTCACTTACCTTATGAATGATCAATCAGTAACATCAAATATTTTAAGTAAATCATTAAATCATCATGTCAATTTGTATATCAAAAAATATCCTGATTTAAATGATTTAGTTTATCCTTGGGAATGTATGAACGCTTATAATATACAAAAATATGAGCCCAAAGGTGGGTATTTTAGCCGTCACTGCGAAGTCGCAAGTATTATGACTTCTAATCGTGTTCTAGTTTGGATGTTTTATCTTAACAATGTCTCTAATGGTGGCACTCTTTTTCCATCATATCAAATTGGTACAAATGCTGTTGAGGGTAGATTAGTCTTATGGCCAGCATATTGGACTCATGGGCATCAAGGTCAAATAAGTGATAATGAAACCAAATACATTGCGACAGGTTGGCATATATTTACTGAAAAAATTGTTTATTCTTGTCCTATAGAATATAAAGATTAATAGAAAAGGAATTGTTCTCCACCTTCTCCACCACTACCATTACTTCCTGCTAAACTTCCACCACCTGAAGCATTTCCACCATCATTACCAGGATCTCCACCATTTCCAGCATTTCCACCATTAGCTTCAGCATCATTACCACCATCACCACCGTTACCACCATCTTGCTGACCACCAGCTGTACCAGGACTTGCACCTGCTACTCCATCAGTTGTACCCCCAGTACCAGCGGGAACACCAGCACCGCCACCACCTCCACCACCACTAGCAGAGTTAAAATCACTACCAAACCAACTTGAATCATTTTGCTCAGAACCAGAACCTGATCCTCCACCTCCACCACCAGCAATTATTGCACCACCACTTTCGATAGAAATGACATTTTGCATACCTGATACTAATTTCATCGCACTTGATCCATTACCACCATTTTCACCCCCTGTTTCTTCATTTCCAGCATCACCACCATTACCACCTTTACCAGCTACGATTCCACTCGATCCAAGATCAATTGAAAAAATAGTATCACTCGGCCAACCAGCTTGATTTACGTTATTATTTGTGTTTCCAGTTTTGACTGCGACATCATTTTTATCACTAGCACCAACAGAACCATGTGTTTTATTAATATGAATTATAACTTTTTTTCCACCCTGCCATTGATTTTTTGTAACTGATGTACGATAATTGCCAACAACTCGATAATTTCCACTTACGAATCTATTTGCATATACATCTAAATTAAAATTGGTGCTACCAGTTGAGTGTAGATCAACAACAAGATTGCATCTTTTACCATAAAAATCACTGAACTTTATCTCACCTGATGTAGGAATACCAGTATCTAAAGGTAAATTATTTAATGTACCTCCAAATGGCACCATACTTTCATTTTCAAAGTCTGGATGGGTATTACGATACCTCCCTAAACTTCTGCCAGGATTTTGACCGAATTCAGTTTCTATCTCTCCAAATGAGAGAGGTGGATTAGGACTGCCCGAACTTTTAACTACCATTAGTGTAAATTCTCCCAAGCATTACCAGTATAAACTTGTAGTTTACTTATTGATGTATTAAAAATAACTGCTCCTGAAACTGTACTACCAGCTCCAGCTTGCCCATCATAAAAAACATCCCTCTGTGCAGTCGTTACCTTTGGCGGGATCATGTATGCAATTTTTGCTCTTACGCCAGTTGCATCAGGAACATTTACCACATCAGAAAAATCTATCGCACTCCTAGACACACTTCCAACTGCAAGTGATCTATGAATATAAACATCAGATCTTAATTCAACATCTATTTGAGTTGAACTAGTAGAAAAACTATCCGTTCCGACTCCAACTCTACCGTCACTGGTAACAAAAACTCTACTTATGGAATTAGCGTTAATATTTAATGCATTAAGACCATCAGTTGTTCCTATACCAACATTGTTAGATTCAAGTTTTTGTATGGTAGATATTCCTGAATTAGTTGAATTTATAAATCCAGTTACATTACCAGTTAAATTACCAATTACATTACCAGTTAAGTTTGCATTTAAATTAGTTACAGTTAATGATCCTACTATATTAGCATTTCCACCTACCTGTAGACTACTCGAAATATTAGCGTTTCCAAAGACATCTAATTTTTCTGTTGGTGTTGTAACACCAATACCAAGTGACCCACCAATTCCTGTAAGAGTCATTAATCTTGCGGTATTAAATCCCTTATGCCAATGGAAATCTCCATTTACACCACCAGGATTATTACCACTTAAGAAATAATTAAAGTTATCAGTTCCATAATTGATTATGTCAAGTGACTGTGCTGAACTGTATGGTGAACCTGTAGATACCAAACCATATCTAAATTCTGCATTATTTGTGTTTGCAACAGCTGGTTCTCTACCAACCGTAACTGATGCAGTGCCTGTATCACTTGTGACTTGAATCTCGGTGTCACCATTCTGTCTTACATGAATGAAGTTTGCAGGGTTATCAGTACCAACACCAATTAATTGAGATTCAAGTCGTGATGCTGCTTTAATTGCACCCGTTGATTCAATAAATGGTGATGTGATTTGACCAGTCACTGATAAATCATCATCTATTGTTGTTGTACCACCAGCAGAGTCGATTGTCAAATTACCAGTTGATGTATCAATCTCATTATCATTTGTAACACCTATCTGAACATTATCAATATTAGCTCCTCCATCAGCATTAATCGCACCTGCAAAAGTCGTGACACCAGAAATACTAACATTATCTAAATTTGTATGTCCATCAACATCTAAATCCCCATTCGCATCTATTGCACCAGTGAATACTGTTCCACTTGCAAAAGTTGTTACACCAGCAACACTAACATTATCTAGATTTGTATGTCCATCTACATCTAAATCCTTACCAAGTGCAACATTACCGCTAGTATCTTTATTAACTAATTCAATCCATGCTCCTCCATGAGCATAGTATCCTCTACCCGTAGAATGAACATGAGCAAATGCACCATGATATGTAACAGGGGATGGTAAATCACTAAAATTAGAATAGAAGAAAGGAATAACATTACTTACCGCTGCACCAACAATACGACCTGTAGCGTTGATACCAGCGAACGTAGAGATGCCAGCAGAATTAACAAGACCAGTAAGATTACCTGTAACATCACCAGTAATATTTCCTGTGATATCACCTGTAACATTTCCCGTAACAGCACCTACAAGTGTTGTTGCAGTGATTGTGCCAGATGCTCTAATATTACCAGCAGATGCAATACCAACACCTATTCCTGAAGAGAAAGGATCATTACCAACTTGGAGGGTTGATTGAGGATTTGTAGTTGCAATACCAACTGTGCCTCCTGTGTTGTAAATACTACTTACACCAAATCCTGCATTTGTGTCTTGCCACTGTGAAGTTGGCATACCTTGTAAAAATCTCGCATCACCATAATAAGTTACTATCCCAGAACCACTATTTGATGTGACAACACCACTCACAACACTCACACCCGCACCAATAATCTCTGTCGGATTTACTGTCGTGACCGTAAGAACACCAGTTTGAGTGAATACAGAACTTGTTACACCAGATATAATTACATTCCCGATAACGTCAAGTGCTTCAGTGGGAACAGTCTTACCTATTGCAACCAATCCAGTCGAAGTCACCAACAGGTTATCTTCATCTACCTGAACACCATTCCTAAAATTGAAACTCTTTTTAATATTCGCCATCAGTATTTTTTTTAGTTATTTATGAACCCTCAAGTGCAGTAACTTTTGCAGAAAGTTCTTTTATAGCCTCTATTAAGACTGGAACTATTCTTTCATAACGAACTGCCTTTGTTCCATCCTCTCTAGTTTCAGTTAAACCAGGTAAACCTAACGCTTCAATTTCTTGTGCAATAACACCAGTATCATTACCTATGTAAGCGTTATCTGATTCTGCCTTCCATGTAAATGTATTACCACTTATAGCGTTTACCTTATTAAGTGCATTTGGTATTGGAGTGATATTATCCTTCAAGTTTCTATCAGATGATGCAAATGCGATTAGATCATGTCCAATGACTGCTAAATCACCATTTTTTACTTCAGTTCTTGTCGCTTCACTTTTGATTCTAGTAGCACCATCATATAATAATTCAAATGTTGTTTTACCAGTCGATGAGTGTTTCTCAAATTTAGCAATGTGATTAGAACCTGACTGAACAAAAACACCCTTACCATTAGCATCTTCAGATTGTATGGTTAAACTACCTTTACCGTTTGTTATTGCTCCATTTGTATTATCATGCCTGATAAACATGTCATTATCTGTACCCAAATTCAATGAAACATTATCTGCCAAATTAATAGATTGATTGGCAGTTATTGTAATCGTACTTTTAGTTGACGATACAGCCAAATGATTGGTATTAGTACCTGTATTAGTAATATTCTCAAATACAATTGGTTTCTTAGTGGTATTACTTGTGCCAGCAATATCAATTTCATCTGCCTTTCCAGTAAGATCACCAGTTACATCACCAGTTACATCACCAGTTAAATTACCTATGAATTTAGTTGTGGAGAGTTCGTTACTTGAAGGATCAAATGTCAATCCACTATCAGTGCCAGCAGTTGTCATCTGAATATTATTACCTGTTATATCTGTCAATACAACTCTTTGAGTACCACTTAATGAGTTTGATAATGTTGCACCAGTATTTGTTAAGTTGGCACCATCACCAGTAAACGATGTAGCAGTAATGCTGTTAAAGTTAGATAGATTAGTTGATCCATCACCAAAAACATTACCATTGACTGTTAGATTACCTTCAATAATAGTATTACCATTGTCAGTATCAACTGTAAATTTATCAGTACCACCAGCATTTTGTATTGCAAACTCTGCGTTGTCTGCCTTTATTTTTAAGTCGTCTCTAATCTCGGTTACACCACCAATTGTGACATTACCCTTTAATGACGTTGCATCAACTACAACTAAATCATCATTCATTACCACATCCTGATTGAATGTGACAGGACCATCAAACTGAGATAAGATTGTCTTTGATTGACCACCTTCAACTAATAATCTCTCTTTAACGATTACTTCATCTGCAACGATACTTAATCGATTTGGATCCTCACCAGTAATGGTAGGAATTGGAATATCAAATGTAGTTTGCTGTCCACTTGCAGATGCAATCTTGGTGTTTCCAATATAGAAGTCACCTTTGTCATTCATACCAGTGTAAACTACGTTACCACAAGATGTCTCTTGTGCTTGTGATAAGAACTCTTCTCTCTCTGATAATGTTCTATTTTGTAATTGTGGAAGTGCAGTTGAATAGTTACCTGGTCCATAACCAACATACTCAAATGTATGACCTGATGCTCTTAATATAGATGGTCTTCTTAACTCTATTGCAAGTGGTTTTATTTTCTTGATAAGTGAGTTAACAGGGTGAGTAACTGTAATCGTACCCAAAGCACCCCTTATTACAGTAATTTTACCAGATGATAAGGAGTCCTTTGAGATACGCATGATCTCATTATCAATCTGAATGTAAGAACCAAGTGGGAATCTACCTAATATTTGACCAACTGTTGTGCTGCCATCAAATAATGATACGCTGAATGAGGATTTATTTGAGGTTACTTCCTCTGTTGCTATCAATGTATCATGATCAAAGACAGATAATCCTCTTGCACCAATGTTCTCCCCTCCCGCACCAGATAATGCATTGTTTGCGGATAAACCATGCTTAAGAATAAATGCAGGTGATGTCAATGCAGAGGTTGTAGTCGCAGTAAATATTTTTTCAGTTGAAACAGATTTAACAACAAAATCTCCAAGATTTGCATCACTACTATTCAAGACTCGGAATGAATTACCAACTACTAAACCATGTGCCTTTGTCGTTGTAAATGTTGTAACTCCTCCAGTGAATGATGGTGTACCTGAAACAGAGGCAACAGGTCCTAAATCAACGACTTGTTGACCCTCTAAAATTTTATCACCAGCAGTTTTCTTAACCTTAATTTGCTTTGTATTGTCAATTGAATGAATACGGTAGTATGCATCAGTTCCAGTTGTAATACCAGTAACCTGAACATAATGATCTGTTGCTACGGATATATCAGCAGTGTTGATCGTAATATTCGCACTTGGTGAACCTGCAATACCACCTGTTGCTACATCAGAACTATCAAAATATAATTGATCTCCGTTTGAGTATGCTGAACCACCTTGATTAATCTTAAAATCAGTAAGAGTAACTGCATTACCACTTACAGTTAAGTCAGCAGTCGCACCCTTCCAAGTTGCAGTCGCTGGTTGATTAGAATCACTAAACAGTTTGATGTTAAAGTATGTGCCATTTGTATGACCACTACCACCAGTAAGTGTGCCAGTGAAATTCTTTAGAGCATTGTAACTATGCTCCTCATTGAATATGAGAGTTGCAGTTGTGGTATTATCTGTAACTGTAGAAACAGTGTCAGTAATATCAAATGTCTGTAAGAAATTGTTTACAGTTTCTCTTGTAATACTTTTCTTAAGATCATTAGTCACCACATCACCAATCGGTGAGTTCTTCGCATGAGATGTTGCTTCAGGTGGATTATCATCAACATTATCACGATCATACTCTGGATATAGATTCACAATATTTTGATTGAATTTATCTTCACTAAACTCACCAGATGAATCTGTCATCTGATTGTTTGAATTCAATACAAATAAATGATAGATACCATCTTGTACACCTTGAATATAAGGACTTACAACTTCAGTACGATATACAAAAAGATTTGCTTTGTTATCATTACGATCAAATCTAGGTAATTGATTATTTCTTGTATGTGTCGTATTTACAAAAGTACCAGGTGAATGTGGAACACCATCTGTATCAATGTTAGAATACTTAAACTCTCTACGATTTACAACATCGGTAACTAAAAATGTTCCATTGTAACCTTTATTGTCCACACCATTTGGATTATTAGAACATTTAATATTTCTAATAACAACTTGATCACCTACGTTTACATTATGAACTTTGTCAGAACGAAGAGTGACTCTAGCAGGAGGACCACTAGTAAAACTTGCCTGTGCTATAAATCTAGTGTTTCTATCAAAATCGTAGTTTGATGTGTTAATCTCATTCTTTGTAAATTCAGCATCTGAAACCACGTTGGTAGAACTTGAGTCCTGTAGGATAAATCCATCTGTTGGATCTTTCGCATTAACAAGTTCTTTGGGTACCAGGTATCTTAATTTGTATATCTTCTCATCTAGTCCACGGTTATCATCTCTCCTGTTAATATATGAGATATCCAAGTTATCAATTGTTCCAGCAGCGATTGCAGGAATAATTGTATTTCCAGCAGCAAGAGTTTGTAAGAACCAATTATTGTTTGTGTCATCGTATTGAAGTGGGTGACCAGGATCATTAGGTGCTTTATCAGATACCCTACTTACAATATTAAACTTGTCTAAAGGCGATGCGATTGTGTTAATTGGAACTGGAGTATCTAAACTTGCATTAGTTTTAGATGATGCAACTTTGATTTCATTCGCTGCTAGACTAGAATCACCAGCAGTAGTAATTGCAAAATAAACTGTATTCGGATCAATATTCTCTGGTAAATTACCATTATCTGCAAATATTCTAATAGATTCACCGTTTGATAAACTGTGTGCACCGACTGTTGAGAATATATTTTTTCTAGAAGCATTTACATCTGAATGAGTTGCCTCAAATTTTTTCTCTGATGTCTCTGTTGCAACACCACTAGGTTGTTGCATAACAACAGTTGCTGTGTATGTTGTGCCACCTTTATCAATATTAATAGTCTCTCCAACTTTTGCACCAATTCTAAAACCTTGAACTATATTTAATGGTGGTTCTGTGATACTCTCTTGACCTTCAAGATATAATTTTATAAGATTAGTCGGATAATTTAAGAATCCCCCTGCATGTCTTAATTGTAGATAATCAATTTTTCTATCTACAGTGTTAACTGAACGTGGAGTAATGATAGAAGTGATAAAACCTTTATCATCTTTGTCAAATGCATCTTTCTTAAATCCTTCAGCAGCAAGAGCAAATGTACCGAAGTTAGAGTTGGAGTTGGTGATTGATGCGTCAGCACCATTGATCATATTAAAATGACTATGGAATCCGATTGCAAACACTGATACAATCTGGACAACTGAATCATTACTGACTTTAATATGACTTGTTCTCCAACCCTTTCTATAATTTGCTTCTTGATCTAAATGGTAAACAGTTGTTGCATTTGTTGATGATGCCTCTGCTGACAATCTCTCACCAGTTTGTTTAGAGAATATTATTCCCTCATATCTACGACTATTTTGATTGTACTTAACAAATGCTCTGTCATCTTTCTGTAGAGATACAGCAGTGAACTGGGCAACAACCATTGATCTGAATCCAGTTGCCTTCTTTCCATCTGCATGCATACCTTGCATACCAAATACTGAACGTAATGATATATTGAAGATATAAGGAGACGCACCTGTTACTGTATCAGTTTCAACTAATACTTGTGCACCTGATGCACTTAATCCACCAGCAACTCCTGCAGGTAGATTTGCTTGAACTATAGGTAAAAGGTAAGTAAATGTGGTGTCATTTATAACAGCAGCTACCTTTGTGGAAATATTATAATCGGGAGAGTTTACACCACGAACTTTAATTGGTGTTCCTCCAGATAAATTATGAGGAATAGCGGTGACAACTGTAACAACAGGACCAGGCACAGAACCATCACCTGATTCAATTGATGAAATATTAATAGGGTCAGTTGCAAATGCTCCAACAATCTCAAATTCTGGTTTTTGAGGAGCAAAACCTTTAGGTGCTGCTGGATATTTTTGTGTTATTTCTCTGTTAGCTGCTGCCTTATTATATGCATTTGATAATTTACTATAGTAAATATCTAAATCTGTTAGATCACTAAATTGATCAAGTCTTGTGATACCATCTGCATATTCAAAGCAAGTTAATTTATGGTGTGAGAATATTGGTTTACTACGATTATCGGATGAAAAGTCAGTAGGGTCTGTATATACTGTTGTGAATTCATCACCATCAAACATCGTGAACTGCCAGAAATAACATGCACCTGTTATTCTGAATATTGCAGATTGTTTTACGTCATCATCTGTAGGATTAGGAACGTACTTTGGTCTAATTTTTGTTTTTCTTAAATCAAGTCCGACAATAGATGTTCCTCTAGGTACAACAACACCACCATTTACACTATTAAATTTGTAAAGTATATTGTCTTCCTGTGTTAAATCAAAATTAGAGTCTAATGTAAGTGATAATGTTTCTATTGCTCCAGTTGAAGTGCCACCAGGACTTACTGCCTTTGCTTGTCCACCTTCAGATTTAATACCAAAACCAGGTCTATTATCAACAATATGTTCACCAGGAAATAATAATATAGTTGTTCTCTCAACAAAATCATTATCTTCACCTTTCAGGTAAGAAAATCTAGCAGCTTCAATAAGTGCTCTCTGAATTGTCTTGAAGGGTTTAGTTAATGAATTCCCTTGATTTTCTATTCCATCTGTCGAATCAAGATCATTTGGATTTACATAGAGAATGCGACCCTCTGCATTCTTTATGAAATTCTCTAGCTTATTAAGAGGCATCTTTTTTATCTACTATAAATTTGATGGCAAGACCATACAATACTAGGTCTATTTAGCTTCCTTGTTGATTACTTATCTTTCTGAGTTGCTAATTCCTTGTAAATTATACCTTCTGGTGGTAATAATTGATCGCATACTCTCAACACCCTCATAAACTCTTCTGGTGTCTCACATTTTATCTTTCTGTTTACCCCATTCTCACTGAGAAGTGAAAATGTGCGAGAGCATAAATCAATCTCTACAGTTAATACAAAGTCGTCCATGTCTGTATATGAATAACCTATTATACCATATGTATGCAATTGGTCAAGTTTGCTCAACATAATACCATGTAACTGCTACCCTCTTGACACCATCTTCAACTGGTTCCCCTGCATGAGGGTAACACCAATTAGAGGGAAAAATCAATGCATATCCTGGTTTTGGTTTATATGTAGCGTGTGGAAAGGCAGTTCCACCACCCTTAAAATCTTCGGTTAAGTATGTTATTACAGATATTTTACGATGATACTCCTCTTGCTCTCTTCTCTGTGCTGCATCATGGTGAAATTTATATTCTTGAGTCTTTTCATATTGTAATATTTGTATACCTTCTCTCCATGACCTCGTTCTTTCACCACCAGGTATAGGGTAGTAAGAAAAATTATAATGTATTTTTTCTACTCTGCGTTTATATTCATCTAATCCCTTATTGATCTTTGCATGAAATTTTTGTGTGATTTCATTATTATCATCTAATGAGGTGCCAGTGCTAGTTCTAATTGAATCAACTATAGAAGTATCACCTTTATCACTAAAAACTGAATTACGATTAAAGTCCAACGAATCAATATGTTTATTTAATTCATCAACTTCTTCTGGTTCGATTAATTTTATAAGTTGGATTAAATCATTCATGAGGTATGTAATTAAAGTTAATAACTAATCTTTCTTTTTTATCTGAGCAGGTTGAACCTGCATGTTTAAGATGCGATGGGAACGTCAAAAATCTATTCTTACGACTCTCTACATAACTACCATCTTCAAATGTTGTTCTCCCATCATTATCATTTATGTAATAAATTGAAGTGGTAGATACAGAAATA